TCAATGAGATTCTGTGGGCTGAGTATTTTCCTCGTTTTTTGTTTTCGTTTGACTTGAGTTTGGTCTCTCAGGCTGTGCTAACCAGGCTGTGAATAGGGCGGAACCGAGCGAGAGGAAGATCGGCCCCAGCAGAATGCCAAGAAACCCGAAGGAGAGAAGACCGCCGAACACGCCGAGGAACACGAGCGCCATCGGAAGCGGAGTCCCCTGCGAAATCAGCATGGGCTTCAGGAAATTATCGACACTTGACACCGCGAACGTTCCCCAGAGCGCGAGGAAGATGGCGTATCCCATTTCTCCCTTCAGATAGAGCGCAATAGCGACAGGTACCCAGACAAGCGGCGGCCCCATCGGAACCATGGAAAGGATAAAGACGAGGAACGCGAGCAGTGTTTTATTCGGAATACCGCAGATGAAAAAGCCGATATAGGCGAGGAGCGCCTGGCCAAGAGCGGTACCGAAAATCCCGAATACGACAGAGCGTGTCGTATTGACAAGGATTGAGCTGAAGGCGTTTGAAAGATTGCCGCCTACTTTATCGAGAATCCCCTGAACCTTATTCGCAAGCGATTCACCGTTCCGATAGAAGACGAAAGCGATAGCCGCGATCAGCAGGATCTGAATAATGACATTCACGATCGACGCGGTTGAGGTGAGGATACCTTTCGAGGCGGCCGTCGCGATCTGCTTCAGCGCGGTGGTGACTTCCGGGTACTCGAGAATCTTCCCGACCGGGGCGTGGAGATATTCGCCCACCCAGGGGAGCGTGGAGAGCCAATCAGGAAGCGGCATCCCGGCCGCCACCCAGTCCCGGATCAGAATGATGGTTGCTGATACCTGCTGGGCGAGGAAAATGACCAGAATAGTGAGCGGGATCAGAACGATCACGGCAAGAAACGCGACCATGAGAACAGCGGACAGCGTTCTCCGGTGCCCGAGCATGGTGTCGACCCGGATAAAGAACGGCCAGGTGACGACGCAGAGCATGGCGGAAATCAGAATTGCTGTCGCAAACGGAGCGACCACGAAGTAGCAGCCGATCGCCACAGCGACACCGAATCCGATCTTGATCAGAAGATCGATACGGTCCCGCAGACTGCTTTTGAGGTTATCTAATGGGATCTGCATGTTTTGCGCTGAAGCCTTAAAAAAGAGGAAAACCGCGTGCTTCGGAATCATCCTACCGCAAATGGAAGGCGGTTAAATCCGGTGTGTCGCGGAAAAACCTTTTTTTGGCTACAATGTCACCCCTGTTCCCGGAGACTGTCCGGGAACCCCGGTGTCCCCGTAGTTCAACTGGATAGAACGAGCCCCTCCTAAGGGTTAGATCCGAGTTCGAGTCTCAGCGGGGGCACCACAACTAATCCCTTGTAATCCCTAGGCCCTGTATTTACAGGGCTTTTATTTTGACTTAACCCCTGACAATCCCTAGAATGCCGTAAGCGTTACGGCAGATTTACGGCAAAAACGCCGGAAATTTACGGCAGGGGCTGAAGGGGGATCATGGCCACAATCAGAAAGCGGAAAAACGGATGGCAGGCGGAGGTCTGTTGCAACCGCGTTCGTCGTGCAAAGACGTTTGCGCGGAAGGATGAGGCGAAGCGCTGGGCTGCGAAGACCATGCTGGAACTGCAGTCTGGTGAGAAGGCGGAGACACGATGGACGCTCGCTGAGCTCTGCGAAGAGTTCGAGAATGTGGAAGGGCCGACTCGCGGCAATAAGCGCTACGAGATGATCAAGCTCCGGTGGTGGGGAAATTCCGCACTCGGAAGCTTAAGGGCTGCCGACATCACAGTCGATCATCTTCAGGATTTTCTCGACGCCCGAGCGCGCCAGGTGCAGCCTTCCTCCGCAAGAAGGGAGTTCATTCTTCTGCAGTCTGTCTTCTCATGGGCGGTGCGGCGGCACTACCTGAAGGCGAATCCGTGCCATGAAGTGAAGAAGCCTGCAGACAATCCTCCGCGGGAGCGGACGGCCTCGGCTGAAGAAATAGAGAAGCTCTGCGTTGCGGCAGGATGGGAGTGTGGCACGGTTCCAACTACCGCTATTCAGAGATCGATTGCGGCCTTCGTGCTTTCCTGCCTTACAGGAATGCGGGGTGGCGAGATCATCCGGATACGCGAGTCCTTTATCAATTTTGACGCGGGGACGATTACGCTTCCTGCTGCCATAACGAAAACGAGAACCCGCAGGGTGGTTGCGTTCGGGAAAGAGGCGGGCGAAATTCTTAAGGCGGTAATGACGCTCGGGCTTGATCCAATCTTCGGATTGATTGATCAGCAGAGGGATACCTTGTTCAGGAAAGCTCGCGACAGGGCCGGGCTGGGAGATGAAATGGAGGACGGGGTTCTGGTGCGCCAGGGCCTCCACTTTCATGACGGGAGGGCTACTTTCTGTACATGGGCGGCATCCCCTGGACCTGATGGGGAGCCGCACCTCGATGTGCTGTCACTTGCGAAGCAGATCGGGCATAAGAACCTGAGGCAGCTTATGACGTACTTCAGGCCTCGTCCTGAAGACTTGGCTAAGCGCCTTGCTTGATATTGTTGACGATTCGCCAATTGACCTGTTCCCCCATTTGCTCCTCTCGCCGGGCCCTGAGGTACTGGAGCACCTCTGTCCGGAACCATCGGGGACGGCGCGAAGAGAGGTAGATCGGTGTTGGGAAGTGAGGCTCTGAAAGAAGGCCATCTAGCACGGAGCTCTTCTTTGGGAGCTTGCAGAGGACGGCTACTTCCTCACGGCCCAACAGCTCATCATTCGCGTTCATAACTTATCTCCATCAAAACGGAACATCCTCGTTAGGAGTTGCCGAGGCGTTCCGCGGGAGATCTCTCCCCTTCGCCGCGGCGTACTGGGCTGCCGTAGTGGTCGCAGGTGCCGATGACGCAGATGAAGATTCCCCCTGAGGCCGTGCCCCCAGCTGCAGGGACTCGCAGATAACCTCTGTCGCATAACGCTCCACTCCCTGCTTATCGGTGTACTTCCGCGTATGCAGCCGCCCCTCGATATAGACCTCAGAGCCTTTCACGAGATACTGCTGAGCGACTTCCGCCGTTTTCCCAAAAACCACGACGTTATGCCACTCGGTCTCTTCTTTCTTTTCACCATCCCGGCCCTTGTAGCGGCGGGTAGTGGCAAGCGCGAGGCGGCAGATTGCCAGCCCCTGCGCGTCGCTCGTCTTGGGGTCTCTCCCCAAGTGGCCGAGAAGAATCACCTTATTTACTGATGCCATTTGTTGTTCCTTCAGTTGTTCTTCAAAAAGTCCTTGAGTCGCTCAGCAAGCTGCTTATCTTCCTCGGAGAGTGACCCCGGATCCTTTGCGATATAGATCAGGTACCACTCGAAGAAAAGCCGCCGGGCTTCTTCCCGTGTGAGCTCAAAGCGCGCGGTGTCAGACATGGACGGCTCCTGCGGCAAGCTGCTTAAGCTCAGAGAGCTGGGAATCGACCTCCGCGAGGAAGCCAAGACACTTCTGCTTTACATCGTCCAGCTCTTCGGCCTCCGGCCTGAAGCGGACGATAAAAAGCTGAAGGGCGCGGTATTCCCCAACAAACCGCGGGTCGTAGTCGACGAAGTCCACATACTCCCTTCCGGTGCAGAGGAGCTGTACGCACATCTGCGGGCGATACTCAGGCGGTACGATCCCTTCTCTCACCCGGGCGAGGTGCGTGCTGGAGCAGGGACACTTGATCTCGAGAAGGCCTTTCCCGTCATCAAGAAATCCGTCAGGCGAGGCCCCGAAGAAGGGGATTGTCGGGTGCTTCACAAAGGGAGCATCCAGCACGATCGTCCCTGTGACCTCTTCATAGGCCGCCCGGGCGTCGTCCTCGTGCTCTGTCCCCCACTGCATGGCCGCGGTCGTAAAGTGCTCAACCGGAGCTCCAGTAATCCTCTCGATCAGGACATCCTGAAGAGCTTCGGCATAGGCCGCATAGGGCTTGCCGGACTTCTGACGCGGGACCACCTTTCCAGCCATAGAGGCCGTGAGGCACCCGCAGCGGGCATTGACCCACTCGATGGTCTGCTGATACTTTGAAGACATCACGCCTCCTTTATGGCTTGATCGGCGACACTGGCCCGGCGCTTCAGCTCGTCATGCCAGCCGGATTTCTGCAGCTCTTTCTTTTGGCTTGCGGGCATCGCTTTCCAGGCTTCGCTGTAGGCCGCGATCCCCTGTTGGGCGATCCTGTCGAGGCGCTCGACTTCAGCGGGGGAGATCGACGGCGCCGGGGCCTCGGCTGCTCCGGCCTGCACGGCGTTCCCGTCATCGTCGTCGTCAGACGAGATGCTGAGTACGGCAGAGAGGGAGTAGCGGCGGGCGTAGGTGATCGCGGACCCAAGAGCCTGAGCCGCGTTGCGGGAATCCTTCGGGAGCGGAATCGTGATCTTCCCGCCGGACACCCGGGCGCCGTCCCTGCTGGTCAGGATCGTGAGGCAGGACACCGCTCCCGGCTCGTTTTCGACATCCTGAGAGATGAAGATCCCCTGCGCGTTGAGGGATGGACGCACGGCGTCGAGAATCGCCTCAAGGTCTGCGTAGCGGGACTTGAAAGCCGGATTAACCCTGTTCTTGATCACCTTGCGGAATCCCGCCTGAGCCCGCGCGAGCGCTTCAAAGATCCCGCACGGTGGTACGGGTGTGCGCTGAGCGTCTGCCAGTGACGGCGCGGGGGAAGGAGTGCTCTCTTCGGGAGGGACTGGAGCCTCGCCCACGGTGAGGGATGGAGTAATCGTCTCCTCAACACCGATGTCTTCCTTGCTGAGTTCAATGTCGTTCATTTGTCGTCCTTAGATGATGTGGATATCGAGGATCCCGAAGAAGGCGAGAAGCGCCGCCGTGATCACGAAGACCGAGAGGAAGGTGACAGCGGCTTCGAAGATCCATCCGAGGATCTCCTTAGCGGTGTCCTCCTCCATGAGGCTCTCGGTCGCTTCACGCTCGCGGCGGGCGGCTTCGTACTGGTCCATGATTCCCTCCTTTTTCCATGTCTGTCTCCTGTTAATCGATCAGCTCGCACTCGGCTACGAACTTGCCCGGCAAGCAGATGCGGTACCCTCGTACCCTGGATTCGATCGCGGCATCCTTCATGTCGTCCCGGCTCACGAAGGCTTCAGCAACGCTGATCAAATCGCGGCTGGGCATGAGTTCCTTGCGGGTGATGGTTCCTTCGATATCCGCGAAGTTGGATTTGACGCTGATTCGGTAGGTGTACATGAGGGCTCCTTGAATGATTTCAATATGTTAGTTTTCCTGATGAAGGTATATTAACACAGTGTTAATAATAAAGCAAGAAAAAAGCACCGCTGAACTAACGGTGCTTTTATTTTGATGGTCGACCTGGAGCTAGGGGCCTTTAGCTACATGGGCTCCAGAGCTTCTTTGGGATAATTGCCAAGACAGGGTGAATCGCATATACCTTCTTCATCGGGATCGCGACGCCATTGTAATTTTCATTGATAGACCCCAAATGAAGAATTTGGTCTCGAATGTATAGATACCGTTTCACCATCGCGCGGCGGTCTGTATCTTGGACGACCACTTCATCGCCCGGCTGAGGCTCTATAGATGGCTCAGCTACTACATATTCTCCATCCTGAATCCGAGGGTACATTGAGTCGCCGACACACCGAAGGGCATACGCCTTAGGGTCTCTACTTGGTAGCCCTACATAACCTTCTGGGGCATCGTAATAACTTACCTCTGCAAATTGGTTGTCATCGCCGAGTTGTGCTTTCCCAACTACGGGAATTTTCCCTGTAAGTAGAAGTGGGATCCCAGAGTCCGGTTTTTCGTCAATACGCCCGAGTAACTCATCAACACTTACTTGAAGAACGTCAGCTGCACGGGCTAGGCGATCAGACGGAAGTCCCCTTCGGCGCCAATTCGATACATACGCAGGCGTGACCCCCATCCTTCGTGCAAAATCCGCTAGCTTTAAGCCCCTCTCCTTCAGAAGAGTCTCAACTCGGCGCATAACGCCTAAGCCTTCATTTAAATCGATTGCCATTGGGTAACCTCCTGTTAGCCATTATAAAAGAAGCCACTTGATATATTGCTAACTTGGTGTTATCTTTATACTGATAATTTTATGTGAGGTAATTGCATGTATGGCAAAGGCTTGATCAAGCAACTCGGAGGCCCGACAAAGGTGGCGAGGGATCTGGGTCTTACCGGGAAAAAAGGCGTTTCACGTGTCTGCATGTGGCAGAAGAGGGGGATCCCCCCGAAAGTCCTTCTTGAGCATTTTGGCTATTTCTTCTCTAAACGAGTCGAAGAGCAGAGGAACTCAGATAAGGGGTAACCCATGGGATGGCAGTCAATAAATGCCGCCTTTGCGACGGTGAGAGCGACGAGAGATGTCACGCTGGCGGCGGCGTCTTTGCTTGTCGCGCTTGCATATCACCGGAACGATATGACGGGGGAGTGCTTCCCGTCATATGACACGCTTATGAGCGAAACCCGCATGGCTTTAAAGACTCTTCGTTCCGCCTTAAGGCTTCTGGAAGAACTCGGGCTCGTATCGTACGTGCGCGAACGTGTCGGTGCAAAGACCATCTATACCCTACACATTGACACCGTGCAAAAAGACACCGTGCAAAAAGACACCGTGCAAAAAGACACCGGTAAGGGTGCAGTTTTGCCCGGTTATAGGGAGCAGATTTGCCCCCCTAACAGAGAAATTAACAAGGAACTTAACAAGGAGAATCCCCCACCTCCCCCCTCGCCTGCGGCGAAGCGGGAGGCACAGACACACCGCTTCTCGCTCGCCGAGATACCGGATGCTTGGAAGGAATACATCGAAGCCGTACGCCCTGATTTGGATCCTAAGAAAGTCTTTACTGACTTCAGGTTCTACTGGGAGAACGGCAGAGGTTCCTCCACCAGAAGGTCAGATAAAGGCTGGACGCAAAGCTGGCAGACATGGGTAAGGAGAGAGAAAGAAGCACAAAGAAGGGAAGTGAGGCATCTGACTGCTGAAGAACGTCTATTTGAGGAAATCTGAAATGCTGATCAGTCAGGCAATGGATGCTGAACCAATGGATTCTGTCGTGGTCTTCTTTCACTCAGAGGCTCCAGATTTCCAAACCGTAGAGAAAAGCGAGTCCTTAGGAATAAAAGGTGTCGTAGACATCCTTCTTCAAGACCGTCTTTCTGTCATTGATTGGCAGAGGTTCATTAAAGGACGCATGGTACACGTTATGTACGACGGTGAAGAGGGGATGAAGAGAATGCTGGAAGCCAGAGAAGGAATCTTTTCGGGGCTTCCTCTTATTGTCGTCTTTGCGGCTCATGGAGATACCAAGGCAGAGAGATACATCAGAAATTATGGAGGGGCAGTTTATGAACGCAGGTAATTTCCTTCTGAAGCCAGAAGACGTGAAAGGCTTTTGGTCAGGGAAGGACCCATCACCAGATATCGTCCTTGCCGCAACGATGCAGGCTGAACTTATGGAAGAGGTGGATCATCCTCTTAGGAACAGCGGGGTTAGTTGTCCTGTGATCCCGAGGTTCCAGATGAGACCAGGTGAACTCACTGTGTGGGCGGGAAATAACGGCGCCGGCAAGAGCGCTTTGATGTCCCAGGTCGCGCTTTCAATGATGATGAAGAAGCGCGCCGTGTGCCTTCTCTCCTTCGAGATGGCGCCGAAGGACACCGTGATGCAGATGGTTCGTATGGCTTACGGCCGCGGTCTCTCCATCGGGGAGTCCGGAAAGGTGGAGAAGTTCTTCGACTGGTGTGAGCGGCTTCTTTGGGTATACCGCAACCGCGGGGCGATCGATCCCGGGTATGCCCTTGACGCAGTGGCTTATGCCGCTGCTGTCAAACACTGCCGGCATGTCTTCGTTGATAACCTCATGATGCTGACGGGCGGGCACTCGAGCGATCAGCTCTTTCAGACTCAGCGCCACATTACCGAGCAGCTGAAGCGGATCGCGGTTGAGACTGGTGTCCACGTCCATCTTGTAGCGCATCTCAGGAAAGCGAACGCTGATCATGACGAAGAAAAGCTTCCTGACCGCTACTCCATCTCCGGGTCTGCCGACATCAGCAATCTTGCCGATAACGTGGTGATTGTTTTCCGGAATTTCCCGAAGGAAAAGAAAGCGGTTGAGCTGAAGACGAAAAACTCCGGGTGGGATCAGGCGCCTGACACGGTACTGCTCCTTGATAAGCAGCGGAAGACCGGCGCGGTAGCGAAGCAGAAGCTTTGGTACGAAAAGTCGAGCGGTCAGTTCTGCCTCTCTCCTGGACGTCAGCTGATGGAGCTGATGCCGAAGAATCTGAGCGGGGCAGATCTCACCAGATCTCATCAGGCAGACGCTCTGAATGTGGCTGAGGAAGGATGGCTTTGAGGGCATGAAGAAATGATTTCAAACAGATTTATCGCGGAGACTCTCTCGGGAGCGGTCGAGGAGCTGGAGAAGGAAAGAGCCAAGCGCCACGAACAGCAGAAGAAGTGCCGGGAGAGAGCCTGCCGGGCGAGAGCCGCACGGGAGGTGGCGATGAAGGGGAAGGCTTCCTCTTTCTCTCATCCTAATTTAAATGCGCCAGGAGCTTCGGAATGAGATTTTCAGTACAAGGGAGCGGCGATGGAGAAGAGAGGGCGGGAGAGCCAGGGATTTGAGGTAGTACGAAACGGACATAGGTTTTCCTCCAGGGGATGGTTAGTGAACGCGGTTTGTGAGCCCCGTATTCCTAATCATCCTACTGGGGGAATCTGAAGGGGTAGGGATGGAATGAGTGAAGACCAAAAGGCCCGAGACGAGGCCTGGCGGGCGACAATGCGGCAGATCGCAAAGGCGTACGGGATTTCAGAGGAAGATTTTGAGGAGTTGGGCGGCATGGACAGAGGGTTGATGAAAAGAGTGAGGGAATTATCTGAGCGCCGGGCAGAGACGGCCTGTATCAAAGGCGCCGTGGGTCCCCAGATGGATAGGTGGGGGATGGCGGCCGCTGCCATGGGGAATTCTGAGGCTGTTGCCTATCGGGAGAGCGTTTGGATCCACCACTCACTCGCTTACCCGGTTTATTTCGCGAACGTTCCGTCCGTTGGGGTGGTTGGGGCCTCGAACGTCGAGGCGCTGGTACGGCGGATCCGGTATCTCCGTTGGAAACTCAATTTGCCGGCGTCTGGGGGCGATTCAAACGCGCCAGGAGCTTCGAAATGAGATTTTCAGTACAGAAGGGCGGCGAGGGAGAATAGATGACAGGAAGGCGCCTTCTCGCCCCGGGAAACGGTATCAAAGGTAAGGATAGGAGTACAGCATGGCATCAGTAAATCGTGTGATCCTTCTGGGTCGCCTGGGGAGAGACCCCAAGACGAGCGACGCGCAGGGGCTGGCAATCTGCCGCCTCGCGCTTGCCACTACCCGCCGCTACAAGGGCCGGGATGGTGAAAAGAAAGAAGAGACCGAGTGGCATAACGTCGTGGTTTTTGGGAAAACGGCGGAAGTCGCTCAGCAGTATCTCGTGAAAGGCTCTGAGGTCTATATCGAGGGGCGGCTGCATACGCGGAAGTACACCGATAAGCAGGGAGTGGAGCGTTACGCGACAGAGGTTATCTGCGAGTCCCTGCAGCTGGGGGCAAAGCCTCAGGGAACGGTGCCTGATGCGTCCACTACGGCAGCCCAGTACGCCGCGGCGAAGGGGAGAGATCTACCACAGCCCGCAGCATCTGTCCCTAATGAGGATGTCCCATTTTGACGGGGAGAGGATGAAGGTATGGCAAAAAAGCTGAGTCAGGATGATCTCTTGACGATTATCGACGCTCTTGGGCAATTCATAGGTGACTACAAATTTTACGAAAAGTATCCACACCTACAGGAGTATCAGGACCTTCAAGACGCTAAAGCTACCCTGAAGAAAGTCCTCGAGCTTTATACACATGTGGAGATGGAGGAGGACTGAGGGATGTTTTTTAAGACGCAGCACAAGAACTACGGCCTCACGGCTCTCAGAGCGAAAGGCCGGATGAAGAAGGGAGAGCTTAATCGAACCGAGTCAGCATACGCGATGTACCTCGAGGGCGAGAAGCAGGCCGGAAAAATAGTGGACTTCTGGTTCGAAAGCCTAAAACTAAAAGTCGCGGATGGCGCCTGCTGGTACCTTCCCGATTTCATGATCCTTCGACCGAACGGCGAGCTGGAGCTCCACGAGGTAAAGGGCAGCCCGAGAATTTTCGCCGACGACGCAAAGGTCAAATGCAAGTCTGTGGCCACCCAGTATCCTTTCGCGCTGTTCGTCGTTTACCCGAGAAACAAACGACAGGGCGGCGGCTTCGATGTCCTTCCGTACCCGGGAAAGTAGGAGAGCAAGCGTGATCGATCAGGAGCTTGACTACCGTCTCGTCAACTGGGCCCGCTGCTACCGAGACCGGCCAAAAGTTCACATCTCCATGCTGGCGAAAATGATCGCCCTTTTCGGAGCTCCGGAGGATTTCTATCAGGACGATCAGCGGAAATCAGAGCCAGTAGACGCCGCAGACGCTGCTATGGTCGAGCGTGCGCTCTGCTCCCCGCTGTATCCGGAAAAATATCGGCTCATGATCTGCGTGCTGTACCTGAGGCCGATGATTTCCGTTGGCAGACTGGGAAAGGCCATGGGCCTGAATAGACGTAGATTCGACGAGGAACTTCATACCGCGTGCGTGATGCTTTCCAATATTCTTGATTTCTACGCCAGGGATAAAAATTTTGATTTTAATAATGATGAGGCGTAAAATAAAAATATCAGTAAGCGAAAGACGCAAGATGTAATTAAGGTTGGCCGATGGCCAGCCTTTTTGCACCCGTAAGAAACGTAAACCCGATGATCAATTGGTCACCGGGTTATTTTTTTATGCCGGGCGGGGTTTTCTTTTGTCCCTAGGGCCGGCCCCCGACCCGGCGCCAGTTATGCCGGGGCTTCGCACATTCCTTAACTGCGTAATGCTGCCGCTACAAAGCGAACCCTCGGCACCATTCTTAAACGGCACAGCGCATAGTTTTTTCCACGGTCCGCGCGCGAGGAAGCATTAAATGAGATTTAACGATGTGTTATAAATCACATACGGCCTCCAGCAAAAACAAGGGAGGGCGCCCGACCCTCTACAGCAAGAATTTGGCCGAAAACGTTCTATCCAAAATAAGGGATGGCCTATCGGAAACGAAAATTGGCCAAATGCCCGGAATGCCGACCGTGAGAACCCTGGGATTATGGAAACACAAGTACCCCGATTTTCTTGCGGCCACCATCGAGGCCCGAAGGGCCAGCGCTGATCTGTACAACGACCGGCGCATGGAGCTGGTTGATGAGCTGATTGAGAAAACAAGAGCGCACGAAGAAGAGGCCGTCAGTTTCCCCAAGGGCGTTGTCGATGGCTACAAGGTCGCCATGCAGGAGCTCGCCCGCGAGGCAGCGATACGAGACGATTCTCGCTTCAGCGACCGCCAGAAAGTGATTGCCGAGGTGAAACCAGGCAACACTGGTGAGGGCATGAACGCGGTTTACGCAAAAATGCGCGAGGTCGTTGAGGCCCACAAAGATGCCGGTAAGTAACCCTTTTTCTGAGCTCTGGGCCCCGCATCGCTACAAGGTGTTTTACGGAGGTCGCGGTTCAGGGAAAAGTTGGGCTGTGGCAGAGGCCCTTATCACGATGGCCGACATGGCAAGGCTCCGTGTTCTTTGCTGCAGGGAGATTCAGGCCTCAATCCGCGATTCTTCCTACCAGGTGCTGAAGGATACGGCCTACAGGCTCGGCATCGCCGACCGCTTCGATTTCCTCGAGGCAGAAATCCGCAGCAAGGAAACAGGCAGCAGGTTCATATTCAAGGGGCTTTCCCACAACCAGTCGCTCAAGTCTACTGAAGGCATTGACATCGCCTGGGTGGAAGAGGGCCAAACAGTTTCAGAAGCGTCATGGTCCGTCCTGATCCCGACGATAAGAAAGCCGGGGTCCGAAATCTGGATCACCTTCAACCCCCTGAACGCAGACGATCCGACGACGAAAAGGTTCATCGAGAACCCGCCGCCGGACGCCTGCGTTCGCAAAGTCAACTACGACGAGAACGCCTACTTCCCAGACGAGCTCCGAAAAGAAATGGAGTTCCTGAAGAAGTCGGACTACGAAGCCTATCTGCACATCTGGGAGGGGTATCCAAGAACGATATCGGACGCCCAGGTGTTCAAAGGCCGCTATGTTGTCGAAGACTTTCCGGACGATCTTTGGAAGAAGGCGGACAGGCTGTTCTTCGGCGCCGACTTTGGCTTTGCGAACGACCCGAACACGCTTGTCCGCTGCTTCATCCTCGATGGCCGCCTCTACATTGACTACGAGGCGTATGCGGTCGGGGTGGAGCTCGACGAAATGCCGCAGCTCTACGAATCCGTCCCGGGGTCGCACGAATGGCCGATCAAGGCCGACTCGGCCAGGCCTGAGACCATCAGCTATCTGGCAAACCGGGTCAATCCGCCTTTCCGGATCTCGGCCGCAACGAAGTGGCAGGGAAGCGTGGAGGATGGAATCGCCTATCTGAAGAGCTTCGAGAAGATCGTCATCCATCCGCGATGCAAACACGCCGCGGATGAGTTCAGGCTCTACTCGTATAAGGTTGACAAGACCACAGACGAGGTTCTTCCGATCATTTTGGACAAGTCGAACCATTGCATAGCCGAGGGCGAGCTGATTGAAACCGACAAAGGTCCTATCCCGGTAGAAAAGGTGAAGCCGGGGGACCTGGTGTTGACACGCTTCGGGTATCGCAGGGTTTTGGCTTCAGCGATTACTGGAATAAATAAAGAAGTTATCGAGATATCAACTGGCTATAATAGTTTAAGGTGTACCGAAGAGCATCGGGTATTTACTGTAAACCGGGGCTTTGTTGAGGCGCACGATCTCAAGGAAGGAGATGAGCTGTTATGCCTAAAGTCGAGCGTGTCTTTGTCGATGGCCACTGGTGGAATCGCTACCCTGACTCCAAGCGCAGAAGCGACCGGGTCTACTTCAAGCGGTCAATTCACGGAGGAACGGAATGGCTGCATCGCCGCATTTGGGAAGATGCTCACGGAACTATTCCGAAAGGGTGCCACATTCACCACAAGGACGGGAACCCGGACAACAACGACATCTCGAATCTCGAATGTCTTACGGTGCGTGCCCATGTTCATAAACACCCTTATACCGAGAAGCGGCTCGCCGAACATAAAGTTCTCTTGGACGAAATCCGAGGCAAAACCAAGGAATGGCACGCTTCGCCTGAGGGACATGAATGGCACAGCAAGCACGCAAAAGCCATTGGGTTCGGTCGTCCCGATCTGCCGGAGCGCAAGTGCGAAAATTGCGGAAAACTGTTCAAGCCAAAGACAAATCACGACAAGTTCTGCTGCAACGCTTGTAAATCAGCATGGCGCCGCAAGCAGGGCCTCGATGATGTCCAAAAGACCTGCGAATGGTGTGGAAGGCAGTTTACCAGCAACAAATACCGCAAACACCGATTTTGTAGTGTTGCCTGTCGAGCGAAATACATTGCGTCCGTGCGGTTCCACAACGGTATACGACCTGACGGTGGAGGGCGCTCCTGAGTTTTTCGCCTCAGGGATACTTGTTCACAACTGCATAGACGCACTACGCTACGCCCTTGACGGCTATATCACGAAGCCCGGGCTGAGTAAGTGGGCCGCTTTAGGACGGATGCAATGAGCAGAACCAGCGCAAGAAACATAAAAAAGTCCGCGGCCAAAAGGCTGTTTCTGGACGGGGTGATCAATCCCCTGCTCAGGATCGGCAGCCAGAGCCGCAACACCTTTGCTGCGACCCATTACGTTCCGAGGTTCGAGTCTCTCGATCGCTCCCAGCTCGAGTGGGCGTATCAGGGGTCGTGGATCTGCTCCCTCGCGGTGGACATCATCGCCGAGGACATGACCCGCGAGGGCATAGACATCAAGTCCGAGAATCCCAAGGTTGTGGACCGGCTGAACGCCGATCTTGACGACTGGCGGGTGTGGGACTCCATTGCGGACGCTATCAAGTGGGCCCGGCTCTACGGCGGGTCCGTCGCCGTCATGATGATCGACGGGCAGGACATGAGCCAGCCGCTCGCCGAAGTCCGAAAAGGGGTGTTCCGCGGGCTGTACGTTCTTGACCGCTGGCAGATACAGCCCTCAAGCGAGCTCGTTCAGGCGCTTGGACCCGATTTCGGAAAACCCGAATACTACGAGGTCCTGCAAAAGGAAGTCGGCGTCAACATCCCTGGCAACAGGATCCACCATTCGAGAGTGATCAGGCTCGACGGCCGGAGGCTGCCATTTAACCTGAGGCAGGCCTATCAGGGGTGGGGCGCCTCCATACTCGAGGCCGTCATTCCTCAGGTTCAGATGTTCGACCTTGCGACGCAGGGCGCAGCTCAGCTGATCAGCAAGTCGTACCTGCGCTACTACAAGGTGCAGGGGCTGCGGGACATCCTGACGAACAGTCTCGCCCGCGACGGTTTCCTGAAACAGATGGACTACATGAGGGAGTTCCAGGGGATCGAGGGTCTGACCATCGGCGACAGCACCGATGAGTTCCAGACGATGCAGTACTCGTTCACGGGGATCCCGGACATTCTGCTGCAGTTCGGGCAGCAGATCTCCGGCGCCATCGGCGTTCCCCTTGTGCGCCTGTTTGGGCAGTCTCCGGCGGGATTCAACTCAACCGGAGAGTCGGACCTTCGGATCTATTACGACAACGTGAAGCACGATCAGGACTCCGACCTGAGGCCGGGCCTGAAGAGGCTGCTTCGCGTCATGTATGAGTCGGCCTTTGGTTCGGCGCCGGACGCCGACTTCGGCTTTGAGTTCAAGAGCCTCTGGCAGATGACGAACGAGCAGAAGTCCCAGGCTGCGCAGGGCCTTGCCGGTTCGATCATTCAGGCCCTTCAGGCCGGCGCCATCCCGACATCAGTTGCGATGAAGGAGCTGAGAAAGCTGTCCGACACGATCGGGCTCTTTGGTTCGATCAGTGACGAAGACATAGATGCCGCCGAAGAGGCAGACAACGGGATGATGCCGCCGGAGGCCAAGTTAACGGAGGATCCGTTAAATGCCAAACCCGAAAGCGTTCCGGGAGCAAACCAAAACGGCGCAGCTGTTGGCGTGGTACCAAAAGCGCCTCAAGCGGGTGGCCCGACAGGTGGACCGAATCGCCCGTGACTACTCCGCCGCCGCTGACCCCGTGAAGGCCGCCTCTGAGATCCAGATGCGGCTTTTTTCATACGCGGACGAGATCGACGCCTGGGCGCACGAGATATCGGGAATCATGCTCAAGCGGGCCGGAGCGGCCGACTTCGAAACGTGGAAGCTGGTGGGTGGAGAACTCTCGGCAGAAACAAGAAAACGCCTGAAGGACGCGCTGACAGGGAAGGCCTACGAGGATCTTCAAAACCTTCAGGTCGACCTGATCAAGTCTCTTCCAAGAGAGGCCGCGGAAAAGGTTCAGGAGATGGCGCAGCGCAGCCTCATGACGGGCGAGCGCTTCGCTTCTTTCGCCGAGGACATAAAGCGGCTCGGGCCCATCACGATGAGCCGGGCGATCTGCATCGCAAGAACCGAGACGGCAAGAGCCAGGACGTCTTACACACAGGCAAGGGCGCAGGCCGTCGGGTCTACGCACTACATCTGGCACACGGTAGGTGACGGGGCGGTAAGACCAAGGCATCGGCAGCTTGATGGGACGATACAGTCCTGGAACGACCCGCCGATCACGAGCGAGCCGGGTCAGAAGATCGTTCACTCTCATCCTGGCCAGCTGTGGAACTGCCGCTGCTGGGCAGAACCGTTGTTTCCTAAATCGAAGTACGAATCATGAAGTTTAGAGATGGAAATTTCCTCACAAGCGAGCGGCTGAGCCCTCACAAGGAGCTGACTCCGGAGGGGTATCTGCTCTGCCGGGACGTTCCGATCTCGAGAGTCGGCACATTTGACTACACGGGCGCGGACGTCTCGATGAACGCCCCTGTCGTGCATGTCGGCCGCCCGGCAGAAGAGCTGTTCAAGCCCGAGACGATCGCGAGCTTTGAGGGCAAGCCAATCGTGATCGGGCACGACACCTTTGCGGACCCGGAGACGTGGAAAAAGATCTCCATCGGGCACGTGCAGAACGTGCGGCGGGGCGAAGGTGACGAATCCGGCCTTCTTCTGGCCGACCTTCTTGTCCTGGACAAGAAGGGAATCGACTTGATCGAAAACGGGACGCTCTGCGAAATCTCGTGCGGCTACGACGCGAATTTCGTGCGGGACGGCGCCGATTCCGGTCATCAGGTGGGCATTGTGGGGAACCACGTTGCTCTTGTTAATCAGGGGCGGTGTGGCCCCGTTTGTTCTATTGGTGATGGTTTTATGAACGAACCTAAATCTAGTTGGAAGACTATGCTCCGCCGCCTCTTCCGTGACGGCGATGAGGATAAGTTCAATGAAGCGCTCGACAAGGTCGACGTTAAGGATGCTGATCCGGAGCCTGCTGCGGAGCCCGCTCCGGCTCCCGCGCCTTCTCCCGAAGACCGAATCGCAGCGCTCGAGAAGGCGGTGGGAGAGCTGACGGCCTTTGTCCAGAAGCTGCAGTCCGCAGAGGCAGCCAAGGAAAAGCCGGAGCAGGCTGCGGATGAAGAGCCTGCCCAACCGGAACCCGATCCTGAAGCGGCTCCGGTTGACGAGACCGTTCCAGCCGAGGAGTCGCAGGAAGTTCTCGCTGACGCAGAGGATGTCTGCCCGGGAATCAAGAAGCCCGCGGCTGACGCCAAGACCGGCGGCTTCTCTAAGGATGTTCTCAACCGCCTCCGCCGCCAGGCCCTCAAGGCCGCAGGCGTGAAAGAGTTTGGCGACGCCGACACGCTGGACGACGCCTCTTTGGCGATTGCGTTCAAGGCTTCTGCCGAACTGGCCCGCGCCAAGAACAACCCGGTCGCTGTCCATATGGCCGATCAGGCTCCCCGCTCAACGAGCAATGCGGATCTCAACAAAAAGTTTGCTGAATTTTGGAAGGAAAAATAACCATGTCTCAGTTCATCGGCACCTCCATGACGCCCGGCTATGCAGGCGACCTTACCCGCGGTCTTTTTGACGCGACCATTGAAACCAAGGTCAACGACGGAACCGTCAAGGCTTTCGGCGTGCCCGTCAAGCTTTCGAGCGGCAAGGCCGCAGCTGTGAGCGCCGCCTCCGATGCCGTCTACGGCTTCTCTGTGCGCGAATACGGTCAGGCCGACAACGATGGCGTGCAGGAAATGGAGCTCGTCTCCGTTCTTCGCCGCGGCTACATCGCTGTCACCGTTTCCAGCGGCACGGCCGCTGCGGGCGGCCAGGTTTATCTCACTTCGACCGGTGCGATTTCCGCTGATTCCACCTCCAACACCGCCCTCTCCGGAGCGACCTTCATGGGCCCCGCGGATGCGAACGGTCTGGCTGAAATTGCCTTTAACATCTAAGGAGCACTTCCATGAAATTTACTGACTCTGAGATTCAGAGCACTGGTGCATTCCTTGTTGGCCAGCTTGAACGACTCGACCCCCACAATTACGACCCGATCGCCGAATTCACCTGGTCCCGCGACATGCCTCTGCGCGAGGATGTCACGATCGCAGACGAGGTGACTTCCTTCATCCTCACGAACTACGCGGGCGGCTTTGGCGGCACCGGCAGCGGCACCAAGAGCTGGATCCGCGGCGAGGCCACCACCCCGGCCCGCGTCTCCATTCAGATGAACAAGATCACTACCCCCGTTACCCCGTGGGGCATGGAGGTCGACTACACGATCTTCGATCTGGAAAAGGCCATGAAGGCCGGCCGCCCGATCGACAAGATGAAGCACGATGCCATGCGCATGAAGCACCAGCTCGATATCGACACCCAGGTGTACATGGGCGACACCGAGCTTGGGATTTCCGGCCTTCTCAACAACTCTGCTATCGCCAAAGAGAACGTCGGCGCTTTTGATGCTTCGACCACCACGGCTGAAAAGGCCATCAAGTTCTTCAACTCCGTGCTCGATGCAGCCTGGAAGAACACGGCCTACAACCGCATTCCGGACACCTGCCTGATTCCGCCCGCGCTGTTCTCGGCTCTTGCCTCCCAGCAGCTGCCGAACACGAACATGAATGTTCTGCAGTACGTCACCAGCAACAACCTGGCAGTCGCCAACGGCGGAAGCCTGACGATTCGCCCGGTTCGGTGGCTTGCTGATTCGAGCATTAACTCCGGTAAAGGCCGCATTGTTGCCTATACCCGCCGCGACGACGTGGTTCGCTTCCCGCTCGTTCAGATTCAGGCTCTGCCGGTGCAGTACCGCGACTATCGCCAGATTGTCCCGTACTACGGCGCCCTGGGCGGTGTGGAGTTCGTCCGCCCCGAGATGGTGTACTACGCCGATCTCGCGGACTAAGTGGAGGAGTTATGAAAAGGATCACTGTCAGCGGCCCGGTCACGCTCCGGCTTAACGGTAAGAGGCTCCCTTTTGCCGCGGGGAAGGAGTACGTGGTCTCTGATGAAGTGGCCGGAAACAGCTACCTCAGTCAGTACATCCTGACCGTTTCCGACGTGAAGGGAAGAACCAGGAAGAAGGACGCGGCGGAGGCGAAAGATGACGGCTCTGACAGTTGATTCTTTTCGTTCCTCGTTTCCGGAGTTCACGGAAGAGCTCTATCCGGGGCCTTCCGTTGAAATCCGCCTGGCGCTTGCCGACAAGTTCTTTTCCGAAGACGTTTGGACAGACGAGGCCTTGCGAAATCACGTGATGGGCCTGTACGCGGCCCATTTCCTGAAGGCGCAGGGGTCGGGAGCGGCGGGAGGATCCGGGAATTCAGGAGAGGCATCCGGCGTGGTTTCCTCCAAATCCGTGGACGGCGCTTCCGTGTCTTTTGATACGGGTTCCGTAACGGAAACAGGGGCCGGATCGTGGAATGTCACGGCGTATGGACGCGAGCTTTACATGCTGCTCAAGATTTTTGGAGCCGGGGCGAGGCAGATATGAAGGTCAAGCCGTTCGCGTCAATAACGACGACCTCGCGCATTGATGAAGTGAAAAAGGCTGTAAATCGCATCAAGGGCGCTGCCGTTTTCGTCGGAATAGCCTCCGGCAGCAAAGGGGACGCCAGAAGCGACGGAGGACCGTCCAACCATGAGCTCGGGTTCATTCACGAGTTTGGAAGCCCGGCAGCCAACATCCCGGAGAGACCCTTTTTAAGGCCCGGCGTGAGGAAGGCGGCTCCGAATTACATCCCTAAGCTCAAGGCCGCCATGAAGGCCGGGCTGCACGGTGACGGGGCTGCGATGGAAAGGCTCCTCGAACAGGCTGGGTCCATCGCCTCCTCTGCGGTGAAGGTCGAGATGTCAACCGGGAACTTTGTTCCGCTCAAGCCTTCGACCCTTAGAAACCGCAGCCGATTAAGGCTCACCAAGAGCAAGCGTGAAAACGAGATGAACGGAGTGAACGTGAGGCCCTTGATCAATACGGGATCCCTGCGGAACTCCATCGACTATTACGTGGTAAAGGGAAAGTGACATGGCTCTGCTGGATGTATCGGAGGTTATCGAAGACCCTCTTTTCACATCCCCGTGCGCCTTGATCAAGACGGTTGAATCGACCGATGCCAATGGGGAGCCTGCGTGGGCAGACGGGGAAACGGCTGAGATTAACGCCGTGGTCACCTCTGACCAAAAAACGATTGACCGTCTTCCGGAAGCCCTGCAGCGGGCAGGGACGATCATCGTGCGGTGCGTGTCCGACATGGCGCCGGAAGGATTCGGGGCGGCTTATGACGCCGTCTTGTGGCATGGAAAGCGATTTGTTGTCAAAGACTGCGCCGATTACAGCCAGTTTGGAAGAGGCTTTTTACGGCTCGTCTGCTGGCCGGAGGAGGCTGGCAATGGCCGTTATTGATTCAAGAACAGCGGGGGTCCTCACTCCAGTTGAGTCTTCGAACACGAGCGACCCAACAAACACGATCCGTTCATGGGTTGCGCAGATAACAGGCATCCCGCTCGACCATGTCAGGCGGAGATGGCTGCCAAAGCCCGGCACGAGGCCCGGGGTAGACGAGAACTGGTGCGCTGTGGGGTTCGAGTCTGTCGAAACACACGGGAACCCCGACCAGATCGACCGCAAGGGGGATCTAGAGAAACCCGAAAGCGGAGACGTGCTCCGGGTTTCGCATCAGACGTTTCGATTTGTAGCCTCGTTCTATGGCCCGAGCGCCGCTCTAAACGCCGATCTGTTTAGAGAAGGATCTCAGGTCTTTCAGAACCTCAGATGGCTCGAAAAGTTCGGCTTAAAGCTGCAGGGGTTCGACGGTCAGGTGCAGCGCCTGCCGGATCTTCTTTACGAACAATGGGTGGACCGTTGCGACGTGCGGTTTTCCGTCGGGCGGGCCGTCCGCAGGACCTTCGGCATCAGGGATCTCTGTGCCGTCGGCGATATCCAAATCAAAACAGACTCTCACAGTGAGGATTGAAAATGGCAATTGCAACCACTCTTCCGGTTTCGCGCGTGGTCAATGTCGCGGTCGAGATGTCGCCCACGGCGGCGGCTCTCAGGAACTTCGGCTCCTGCCTGATCCTGGGCGATTCCGACATCATTGACACCGACGAGCGCATCAGGCTCTACAGCAGCATCTCTGACATTGCGACCGACTTCGGGATTTCGTCCCGGGAGTACCTCGCGGCTCAGGCTTTCTTCAGCCAGTCCCCGCAGCCTACCCAGGTTTACATCGGCCGCTGGGCGAAATCCGCCACGGCTGGAAGGCTGCGCGGCAGGACGCTCTCAAGCGCTGAGCAGGACATTTCCCTCTTTACGGCCATCACCACGGGTACGCTCTCGCTTACGATCGACGGAGCCTCGAAATCGATGGCGTCAATCGACCTTTCCGCAGAAACGAATCTGAACGGCGTGGCCTCTCAGATCTCGTCCGCGCTCGGAGCTTCCGGGTCCTGCGCCTGGACCGGAGAGCGTTTTGTAATCACGTCTGCCACGACCGGCACTTCGTCCACCGTGGCCACGACAGACACCGGGACTCTGTCTTCCCTGATGGGCTTTGCGGGTTCTGCCACCTCTGTTGCGGGCGTGGCGGCAGAGTCTCTGGCTTCCGCAATCACCGCGCTTCTTGATTACAACACGTGGTACATGGTCTGCGTCGCTCCGGACGCGTCTGATGATTCCATTGTCGAGGCTGCGGGGCTGATTGAAGCGGCTTCTCCCTCGAGAATGATCGGCTTCACGACTCAGAACTCTACGGAAATCGACTCGACAGCTTCTTCAACCCTCGGCTCCAGGCTGAAGGGCCTTGGGTACAACAGGACGATTCTCGTGTACTCGAGCGATTCTCCTGTGGCTGCCGCCTCGGTCTTTGGCCGCATGGCGACGATCAACTTTGAGGGAAGCAACACGACCCTGACCCTTAAGTTCAAGCAGCTCCCGGGCGTCACAGCGGAAAACCTTCGCAGCTCTCAGGCCGAGGCCCTGAAGTCCCATAACGTCAACGCCTTCTGCGCCTATCAGAATGACACGAGCATCCTCCAGGAAGGCATCACGTCCGGCGGATGGTTCATTGACGAAACGCACGGTCTTGACTGGCTTCAGAACAGAGTTGAGACGGATCTCTGGAACCTGCTCTACACATCGAAGAAGGTCGGGCAGGACGAGTCCGGCGCCACGGCCATCGTTTCCTGCGTTAACAAGAGCCTGGAGCAGGGCGTGACCAATGGCCTGATCGCCCCGGGAGTCTGGAACGGGGATGCCTTCGGAGCTCTGGAAAGCGGCGACACGCTCTCGACAGGCTACTACGTATACATCCAGCCTTTCGATGAGCAGTCCCAGTCCGACCGGGAGGCCCGCAAGGCCCCGCCGATTCAGATTGCTGTAAAGCTCAAGGGCGCCGTTCACTTCATCAACGTGACGATCACGGTTAACAGGTAAGGAGAGATTGGATGGCTACGTATTCTTTTATGGATGTGACCGCGACGCTGACGGGATCTACTGGCGTGATTGATCTCGGAGCCGGGTCCGGCGATTCGAAAGAAGGGATTTCCGTTGCGCTTGCCTCGTCCCGCAACACAATGACGATCGGGGCAGACGGGGAGGGAATGCACTCCCTGAAGGCCGACAAGTCGGGCACGGTGACGATTCGGCTGCTCTACACATCTACCCGCAACGCCCTGCTGCAGGCGATGTACGACGCCCAGGCTCTGTCTTCCAGCTCCTGGGGCAACAACGTGATCACGATTCGCAACAAAGGAAACAACGAGACCGTTGTGTGCCGCGGATGCGCTTTCCAGAAACAGCCCGACCGCACTTACGGAGAAGAGGGCGGCATTCTCGAGTGGGTCTTTGACTGCATCAAGATCGACACGGTCACCGGAACGTATCCTGCAGAGGCTTAAACAATGGAACCGAAGCACGTCACAATCAATGGCTCGGAATACGTCATCGGGCGGCTTGACTGCTTTCAGGCTCTCAATGTCTCCCGCCTCGCTAGTCCGGTCATTCCCTTCCTGTTTTCCGGGGTTGTGAAGGCTTTCCTTGAGCTGTGGAAGCAGCAGGCCGACAAGGAATCGAACGAGGATTTCGCCGGCCAGCTCGCAATCGCTCTCTCTTGCGCCCAGCCTCTCTTCGACCGGCTCGCAAAGATGCCGAAGGAGGACTTCAACGAAATTCTCTCGATTTGCCTGTCGTGCGTAGAGAAGAAGCGGGGCAAAACCTACGGAGCGGTCATCAATGAGGGCGTTCCGTTCGACGATGTCGGATCCGCAGATGTCCTCAGGCTCGCGCTTGAAGTGGTCGTGCGTGAGATCCGCCCTATTGGAGCCGCATTGTTCGGCATGGCTTCCGAACAGAAGCCTTAGATGCGGCCTGGGAAAGTGCCGACTGGTGGAGCCTGCCGAACGGCGAAGACTGGCTCCTGACACCTGTCAGAGAAGGAATGATCCGGTACGGGGATCTTAAGGATGGATCCCTGACCCTGGAGGATCTGTTCATCTTGAACACGTACCTGAGGAACGAGACTCACAACCGTGAGGTCGCCCAGCGCTTGAGGGAAAAGGAAAATGGCAGCTAGTGTGATTGAAGGGTTCCTCGTAAACCTCGGATTTTCCGTTGACAAGGACTCTCAGGCGAGGTTCAACGCCGGACTTCAGGAGGCTGAGAAGAAGGTCAGGCACCTCGGGTTGAAAGCCGCAGCTGCAGCTACAGCAATGTATGCGGCCTGGTATAAGGCGAGCAGCAAGCTTTCAACCGACTTCAACATCGCCCACTACGCCAACGCCTCCATCTCGGGGCTGAATTCTCTCCGCATGGCTTTCAAAGCCGTGGGAGCGGACGCCGGGATGGCTGACAAGGTTATCGGGACGATGGGGGAGCGCCTCCGCACGATCCCGGGCTACGCAGATCAGATCGAGAATCTGTTCGGCGTGGCCGTACGGGATGCGAACGGGAATCTTCGTGATACTACCGACATCGTAGCCGACATCTCTGCGGCGATGCAGGGCATGGATGATGCTACAGCGGCATCGATGGCGAGCGCTATTGGCCTGGGCGACTCGTGGCAGTACATGAAGAATCAGAATTTTCCTGGAGAGCTGCGGAAAGCGAAGGAACAGACCGCAGCCCTCGGGGGAGCGCTTGATTCGACAGCCGAATCATCCAACGAGCTGTGGAAAAGTCTCGGGAATTTGTGGGCTGTTTGCAAACAGGCTCTTACATATCTTGTCGGCTTTCTGAATAAAACTTTCGACATCTCCGGGATGGTTGACCGCCTGGCGAAGTGGCTAGGCGGGGACGGGATCAAAAACATAACTGCGAACGTTGCGGGCGGCATTCAGACAGTAAAAAATCTTTTTTCTGGAAAGATCGGCCTTACCGATGTTGTAAGCGATTTCAAGAAGAACGCTCAGACCGCTCTGAACGATCAGGAAGCAATGATCGCCAATAGCGCGGGGAAAAACAATATAGCGGGCGGCACTCCGGGTAAGGAACTCGAGCGCAAAGGAATCCCGGCGGCGGGTGAGGTTTCTTACATCGGAACGAAAGCTCCGAAGGGCGTACGCAACAACAATCCGGGGAACATTCGAAAGGACAAGCACTCCTTCCAGACCTACGGAACATTTGCGGAGGGTGTTGAGGCCCTCGGGAAACAGCTGAAACGCTACCAAAACTCCGGGGCACAGACTGTTGCGGACCTCGTCCGCACCTGGGCGCCGGCGAACGAAAACGACACTGTAAGCTATATCAAACGAGTTTCGCAGTACCTCTCAAGCCGCCTCGGGGCGAACGTTGGGGCCTACACAGCTCTTGATCTTCGTGATCCCCGCCAGATGCAGGCCATGATTGAAGCTATTACCCGTCAGGAAAACGGGAACGGCTACCAAAAGCTCATCATGGACCCATCGCTTCAGGATGAGATCAGGAGAGCCACGCAATTTACAGGTCGAAGCAGGAACTTCCACGAATGGGACAGGAGCAGGGTCGACAACAAGCTGACCGTGAATCAAACCATTTACGTTTCTGACTCTAATGCCGCTCGGAATATCGCCCAGACAACGAAGGCAGCGATCGCCGACGGCCAGAGGAGCATGATGTAATGCCTCTCGATTTCTCGACATTGAACAGTCTTCCGTACTCCATCGAAGCCCTTACGCTCGGGCGCAGGAGGTCGATCACGTCATCGGGGTCTGAGGCCATCGCCATCATTCCGGATGTAGTGATCTCTGAGGAGCACGACGATGAGGTTACTGTTACCCGGCACCCCGTGGATCAAGGCGCTCCGATTTCCGATCACGCTTATAAAAATCCCTCTGTGCTGAACGTCCGTTTCGGATGGTCGGATTCATCCCGCCTCATCAATTCGGTCTTAGATACCTCAATCCTACGGGGTTATCTGTCGACCAAAGAGGTATACGAACAGCTGTTAAAGCTGATGGACAACCGTGAACTGTTGACGGTCTCAACGGGTAAGCGGATCTATCAGAACATGCTGATAACAAAGTTGTCCACAAGTTCCACTGCCGATACGGAAAGTGCGCTGATCTGTGACATCACGTTTGAAGAAGTCATCATCGTTTCGGCCCAGAGCACGAATCTTTCCGAAGATGTGCAGCAGAACCCTGAGCGGACGGCCAGTCCGACAAACGGCGGTCAGAGACAGGCTGTAGAGACCTCTACGGTTCTCCAATTGCCATCCGATTATGGGAACGCATGAAAATGGTTCAGATCCCTTTGAGCTCCGGGGCGCAGTTTTTCAACATCGCCCTGGGCCACAGCTATTACACGTTGAAGCTCGCTTACCGGGATGCGGTCTACGGAGGTTGGTTTCTAGACATCCAGACACTGGACGGCGAAAGTCTGATCGAGGGGATCCCGCTTGTGTGCGGCGTCGATTTACTCGCGCAGCACCAATATCTGGGGCTGGGTCATCTCTATGCAATGGTGGGCGGCTTGTACACAGAAACTCCAACCTATGCCGACATGGGATCGAACCTGCAGCTCTATTGGGAGGATTCCTGATGAGCGGAGAAAGGCAATGGCTCAGGTATTTCCGGCTTGTGGTCGCTAAGGACGGGACGAACACCGCGGCCCTTGATTTGTCGGACTACCGAGTGGCATTCAGGGTGACTCAGGCCGCTGTGGGGCGCCCATGCACTGCCGAGATCAGCGTATACAACGTGTCTGACGACACTGCCAACCAGATCAACGCTCCGACTAACGAACGAATCGTAACGAACGGGAATAACGCCGAACATATCTCTGTCATCATCGAAGCTGGTTATCAGGAACACCATTCGGTCATCTTCAACGGTGACCTCTGGTGGAAATCCATGTCCCGGCTTAGCGAAACCGACACGTGCCTGCGGCTTATAGCAGCGACAGGCAAGCGGGCGCACAAGTACTCAATCGTTGATTCTTCTCTGCCCGCCGGTTCGTCCCAGTCTGATGTATTCCGCACGATCGCCCAGTCGATGAAGGATTATGGGGTTGAATCGTATGCGGATACATCGGGGCTGATGAGCACGAAGCTTCCCCGTGGAAAAGTTATGTACGGGATGGCCCGCGATGCAATGCAAAGCTTTGCCGACACGAACAATCTGGACTGGGGCTACACAAATAAGGGCTTGACAGCCTTTCAGAAGTCGCCTCGCCGGGGGCAGGGGAACAAGATCGTTATTTTGTCGCCATCAACCGGCCTTCTAGACCGCCCTAACGCGACACAGAGCGGTATCGAAGCCCGGACGTTGCTGAATCCCGATTTGGAGTTCGGAAACTACGTGCAAATTGATCAGTCGCTTATCCAGACCCCGGATTATTCAACCGAGTACAAGGCCGTCCAAGAGAATTATGCCGCCCGAGGAAAGGTTATTGCTGGTGACGGTTTCTACCAGATTCGGAGTCGGCAGCATGTGGGGGATACCCGGGGCGAAGACTGGTACACGGACATCATCGCCATAGGCGTTAACGAGGGGGCCGGGTTTGTCGAACCGGGCGTGTGGAACTTTTTGGCGAACATCCAATGATCTCAGAAAACGAACTCATCGAAGACCCCGTTCGGCAGTTCGAGCAGAATTTTACCGGGCGGCAGGCGATGATCTGGACAGCGCTGCCAGGGATCATCCAGAGTTTCAACGCCGACGCTCTGACGTGCGAGGTTCAGCCAGCCATTCAGGGTCGACGCGTCACGGAAACCGGCAGCGTGGAAATTTTGAATCTTCCGCTGCTTCTTGATTGCCCCGTTGTCTTCCCGCACGCAGGGGGATGCAGCCTGACCTTCCCGATCAGGACCGGAGATGAATGTCTCGTTGTTTTTTCTTCCAGATCCATCGACTTGTGGTGGCAAAGCGGTGGAGTGCAGCCTCCGGCCGAGCCGCGGATGCATGACCTGTCTGATGGTTTCGTAATCCCGGGGGTCTGGTCTCAGGCAAAGAAGATCGGAAGCGTTTCAACGGATTCGGTCGAGCTGAGAACGGACGACCGGGGAGCGTACATCGCTCTCACCCCTTCGAACCATCAGGTGACCCTTAAAACAAGCGGCAGTGCGGAAGCCTCGATCGGAGGAACTCTTTCTGCCGCGGTTTCGGGGACCGTGTCGCTCTCGTGCCCCAAGTTGACGATTGACTGCCCGGAAACGACCTTCACGGGCAAGGTGACCGTCTCCGGCGACATTGTCGGCGGCGCCCAGATCTACGACTCGACTGGAAAGATGCAGTCTATCCGCGACACGTACAACAGTCACACGCACAACGGTGGGTCCGCTCCAGACCAAAAGATGTAAAAAGTAATTTTTCATTTGGAAAGGCCCTGACGGACGAAAGTCCTTCGGGGTTTTTTTGTGCCAATGAGGAATGTGTCGCCGTGCTTTTCATAGACGATGTCTGCCAAATTGTTTTCATGGATGGAGCAGCTTTTGAAACTAAACACCCAAGAGATAGTGGAGGGAAATTTTCCACTTTTGGTGCTGGTACCAGAAAATCAAAATCCCAGCTTAAGCGAGAGCACAAAGCGAAAACTCTCGAACAGTTCTATGGAGAGGAGATCAAGGGCAAGAATCTCAAAGGTCGTCGGGCGTTGTTCAAGATGCTTGAGGAACGGAAAGGTTTTATCCGCGGAGCATTTCACAGAGACGATATAGGCGACATCGACCTCGTCTGGGGCGATTCCGAGGCGGGGTTGGAACACATCATCCAAAGAAGGATGGATAAAGGCCAAAACCTGAAAAGGGTGCTTATGAATCTGTCAACTGCCATTCAAAACGGCAGACTCGAGAGAGCCGGAGAAAGAAACGGAAGTGTTGCAATTCGTTACGGGAAGCAGAGGGTGTGTTTGAGCACACGCAAAAAAGGAAGAGACATCAGCTTTGTGATCACGGCTTATGAGCTAGATGCCAAATAAGAGAGAAGCCGTCTGCCGGGCACTGAACGGCGGCTTTACGTGCGGGCAGACTTCCCGCGCACAACTCTCAAGGAAATTATATCCAAACGGGGCGTGAAATGAAGGTACGAAAGCTTGACTCAGGCGGCGACATGATGCTCGGGCACGGTTTGTCTGATTTCTTTCAGGACTCTCCAGAAGGAGTTGCCCAGAACGTCATGACCAGATTAAAGCTATGGCGCGGGCAGTGGTTCCTCGATACAAACGATGGCACACCCTGGCTGCAAGACATCCTCGGCAAGCACGAGGCAGTGGACATGATCATTCGGAACCGTATTCTGGGGACTCCAGGCGTTAAAGAGATCACGGAGTTCCAGTCGGTCCTTGACCCCGACACCAGGACGCTTTCGATTCAGGTCACGATAGACACGAATTACGGATCTACAGAAATTTCGGAGACGCTATGACGATAAGCAGCCCTGTTTTCACCGTTTCAGCGACCGGTATTACGGCTCCCAGCTACGAAGAGATCCTAGACTACTTCAAAACTAAAGCCAAAGGAATTTTCGGAGACGACATCAATCTCGACTCCGACACTCAGGATGGGCAGCTTCTGGCCATATTCTCTTCGGCAATCAACGACCTGAATGCCCAGGCAATCGCCGTTTTCAACGCCTACAACCCTTCTACAGCCGTAGGCGTTGCCCTAGACGGCGCCGTAAAGACAAACGGAATATCTCGCCATGAAGCCTCTCATTCGTCCGTAGACCTCACGATTATTGGGCAGGCCGGGACGGTCATCACAAATGGATACGCTCTGGACTCGGCAGGGAACAGGTGGAATCTTCCTGAGACTGTGAGTATCCCGCTTTCAGGCGAAGTCGTAGCCACAGCGACAGCCGATTCAGAAGGCGCAATATCGGCACCCGCGGGATCTATCACAACAATTGGAACACCAACGCTCGGGTGGCAGTCCGTCACGAACAAAGCGGCAGCTGTCGAGGGATCGGCGGTTGAGTCTGACGCAGAACTTCGCTACCGCCAGACGCTCTCCACGATGCAGCCCACAATGGGTCTGTGGGATGGTCTTGTAGGATCCATTCAGCAGCTGGATGGTGTTCAGTCTGTGGCAGGGAGACACAACGACACTGGAAGTGAGTCAAGCGAGGGAATTCCCGCTCACTCAATCGCCGTTGTCGTTTCAGGCGGCGCGGCCGATGAGATCGCGGAGACTATATATAAGAAGAAGAGCCAGGGAGTTTCTACCTACGGTTCGACGACGGTCGAGTACATAGACTCCCTGGGCAACGTGAACGAAATCGCGTTTTCCCGCCCGACTGATGTCGCAATCACCATTGCAATCACCCTGAAAGCAACAGACACCTGGCTCACGACGAACGAGGACGATGTCAAAACTCGTCTCTCAGCCTACATCAATGGCTTAGCTATAGGCGAGAAGGTTGACATCATGAAATGCGTATCGGAAGTCGTCCGGGACGCTGACATCTACGACCCGGATTTTTATCTCGAGAGCATAACGCTGAACGGCTCGGCGGCCTCGGTTGATATAGCGTGGAATGAGAAGGCTTCGACTTCTGCTGACAGCATCACGATCACCGTGGAGTAACAGATATGGCGAGCCAGAACGAATACACCGAACTGATCGCCGGGGCGCATCGCGAAAAGCCGCGCTTCACGGAGTGGGTTTATCAGCTCACTGAGCCTGTCGCTGAGGCCCGATCCAGGATGAAGCAATTCGTCCGGGACTTCGATATTGATTATGCGGTTGGCAGCCAGCTCGACGCAGTTGGGGTGAGGGTTGGTGAAACAAGAAAGCTTGCGCTGAAGATTACGGATGTCTTTTTTGCATTTGATGACGTTGACGGGGTGGGGTTTGACCTCGGGGTCTGGCAGACAGCTCGTGATGACGCCTATGGCATTACGGTTCTTTCGGATGAGATCTATAGAATCGTCCTCAAAGCAAAGGTCGCGATCAACCAATACACGGGCCGCAACGAAGATCTCATGGCCTTGATTGACCAGATCTCAACGGCGTTTGGCGTCACAACGGCACAGATCGCCTATGTAGACACTCAGGACATGAGAATCACTGTCTACATCGACAAATCGCGGGTCCCTCCCATTGTCTGGCAGATTTTATCAAACAGAATCATCGCTCTTAACAACGCTGGCGTTCTGGAAATAATAGAGAACGGAGTTGCCGGAAATTTGGCAGCAACGGATAGAACGCTATTGACGGACGACAGCGGAAATCTGCTCTACATCGATATTTCATCTTCTTGAGGTAGCACATGGCAGAAAACAAACTGGTCCCGTTCGCGAACGGGGCTTCGGCAAATGTTGTCGATGAAACCACTTGGCAGGGCAATTCGCTCTCGGCAGTGAGGACGACAGGGTTCCAAAGCGGCATCGCCAAGTCCGCCCAGGTAAATCGCGTTTTGGCTCAAGGCGCCTCGGCTGGTTATGCCATAGGGGAACTGATCAAAGACTACGCGGCCGAGGACGCAACTATCGACGCATCCGCCCTGTATACCGGGTTCGTTGATGCCCTGAAGGCTTTGTCGAAACAGGCAGTCATAGATGTCGTTTTCCCTGTCGGATCGGTCTATATCTCAACGGCTTCAACCAATCCGGCAGAGCTGTTCGGCATCGGAACATGGGAGCGAATCGGCGCGGGCAGAACCCTGATCGACGCCGGCGGCTCCTTCGCGGCGGGGACGATAGGCGGGGCAGACTCTCACACGCTGACCGTGAACGAGATGCCAGCGCACAGCCACTCGGCACAGGCAACAGAGGCCGGCGGCCATACCCACACCCGCGGGTCGATGAATATCGTTGGCGGATTTGGTGCTGGTTTGTATACGAGGTACTTCACTCAGGAGTCTGGAGCCTTCTATGCGAATGAAGTTCCGGGCGCCAAGGGTATGGATGACGGCAACAGTATGAAGTCGCACTACCAGATTAATTTTGACGCTTCCCGGGCGTGGTCGGGCGAGACTTCATGGCAGGGCCAACATAATCACGCCGTCAGAGTCGACAACACGGGCGGCGGGCAGGCTTTCTCGACCCGAAACCCGTACCTCGCGGTCTACATCTGGAAGCGCACGGCTTAAAGGAGAGCTTGAATGGCAGTCATCAAAGTATCTGATCTTCCGCAGAAAGCGACGCTCGACTCGGACGACAAGATTGTCGGTTACAGCTCGACAGGGGGAACCTCGCTCCTTCTGGGTTCGGCCTTCAAGGCGATCCAGACGGTCGCAGAAACAGCAGCTTCAAATGCCGCCGCGAGCGAATCGACGGTAGCGTCAGAAAAATCGGAACTCGAATCAGAAATTGCGACCGCAAAGACAGACATTTCGACTGCAAAGATGGATGCTGTTTCGGCGATCACGACAGCACAGACCACGGCCACGGACGCTATAGCGTCAGCTAAAACCACAGCCGTTTCGGCTGTGAACTCGGCAAAATCGACCGCTCTTTCAGACGTTAGCGCTCAGCAGACCACATCAGTCACCGCGGTTAAATCTCAGGGCGACACCTCTGTTGCAGCCGTACAAAGCGCCCAGATCACGGCAACTGATGCGATCACAACAGCTCATACCACGGCTGTTAGTGCCGTACAAGCCCAGGAAGCGGCGAGCATTCAGGCGATCGAAACAGAAATTGAGACAATTGATCTCGGGGAACTGTCATGAAATCCAAGTATCTGCAGCTTCGCGGCGGGACAAAGGCCAAGAATGACGCGTTCACCGGCAAGAACCGGGAGCTGACGGTCGATACGGACGAGAAGCGCCTCCGAGTCCATGACGGCACAACCGTTGGCGGCCATCCTGTTGCGAAAGCATCCGAGATCCCCACAAAGACGAGCGAGCTTGAGAACGATGCTTACGAGACGAAGACCAGTCTCAGCAAGCTCTCACAACTGACGGATGACGTGGGGTACTGGACGAAAACAGGCCTCACAAAACTCTCCCAGCTCACAAACGACAGCGGGTATCAGACAGGGCATTGCACCTACTGCACCTACTGCACTTTTTGCTCGAACTGCACATGAGGTTTTAGATGCCTTTAAAAGAAATCTTGTGGAAGGGCGGAACTGCGGCCAAAAATAACGTTTACACCGGAGAGCCTGGCGAAATCACCATCGATACGGACAATCACCGCGTCAGGGTACACGACGGGGCAACCGCCGGAGGAACGGCGCTGGCTCTCAAGTCCGACCTGCCGACCAAACTGTCCCAGCTGACCGACGATGTTGGAGTGTGGGCTAAGGGTGCGCTTACAGCGCTTTCTCAGCTTACGGACGATGTTGGATTTTGGAAAAAGACGGGCCTGACCAAAATCTCTCAGCTCACGAACGACAGCGGTTTTCAAACCGGGCACTGCTCGTATTGCTCTTACTGCTCGTACTGCTCTCAGTGCAACAACTGCTACAACTGCAACACGGTGCAATGCACCACGGTTCAATGCGCCACGGTTCAATGCAACACGGTCAAATGCAACACGATACATTGCGACTGTAACTGCACGGACGACAACTAAGGAGCGGCGATGGTTAAGAAAATTCTTTTAAAGAGAGGAACGACCACAGCCACGGCCGCATACACGGGAAAAGTTCGCGAGGTCACCATCGACACTGATAAGAAAGTCCTTGTTGTGCATGATGGAGAAACAGCTGGGGGAACGGCGCTCGCGAAGCTCTCCGCCCTCCCAACCAGCCTGTCCAAGCTGACCGAGGACAGCGGGTTGTGGACAAAATCAGCGCTCACCGTAGCCATGCTTACGGATGATGTTGGCTATTGGAAAACGGCAGACCTGACCAAGGTAAGCCAGTTGACCAACGACAACGGATACAAGACAGCGCACTGCTCCTATTGCAGCCATTGCACCTACTGCTCTAACTGCGGGCGCTGCAATAACGTCCAGTGCAGCCAAGTTCAATGTTCTAACTGCAATCAATGCTCGGATTGCAAGCAATGCTCAAACTGTCAGCAATGCTCCCGATGCGATGCGAGCGGAAATTGCGGCAGTTACTGTGATTGTAACTAACAAGATTTGAGAGGAAACACCATGCATCTTCGCCACGTTGTTGCAAAAAAACTCCCCTTCCCTGTGATTTCTGTTGCCATAGACGATACCAGGGCTGTTCTTAGGCTCCTTTACGAAAGAAACGCAGGCTTTGTTTCGGAAAGCGCGTCCGAGGGGGATGCCGACGCCCTTAAAACAACCGCACGGCTCGCTTCTTCATTTTTTGGTAGCAGGGACACATATTATGAAATTGACGGCAAGCAGTATTTTATCTACGCCGAGAGTATTCTCGACAAGACCAGCCCCATCTATTCTCGCAACTGGGTTCCGGGTGCGCACTACTCGTTCCATTTGGATCCTGCTCGCGGCATTTTCATAGATGTTCGCCCGGAATTGTCGTACCTCAGCAAGCGAAATTCCGCAGACTATGCGAAGTACGCCGGGGGGATGTGGTTATTCGACCTGTGGGTCACCGACCAGACGGCTCCGGTTTCTGAGTGCAATCGTTCGATCACTACTGCTCCGGACACGATCCTCGTTTCCAACATTACGGATCTGGGCGAGGACTGGGACGCCGATGTGGTCATGAAGGGCGATCAGTCCAAGTGGCTGAATCTCGGGTACGAATTGACGCCTGACGCCGAAGAGGTTGCCCCTGACGGATGGGTGACCTATACGCTGAAGCTCCTTGATGGCAAAACTGGCGACCTTATGACCAACATTACGTGGGACGGGTTCATCGTCGAAGCGGTGGATGGGTACGCTCCGCGGCGCCGCGTTGAGATCAAAAACGGCGTGGGGACGTTCAGGCAGCAGGCTCTCGGGCTTCAGTCCGGAGAGACGATGCGGGTGAAGATCAACCACCGTTTCTACACGGGACGCGCTGAGCATACTGTCACTGTCAAATGAAATACTCACAGGTCAACATCTTGATCGGCAGCGCGTGCGATATGCATTGTCCGTACTGCCTGCAGAACTCCGGACGGTCTCCGGCTGACAAGAAGGCCGATCCGATAGAGTTCGCTGAGAAACTGGCGGCATATTTGGATGGAGCCTCGCCGGAGAAGCTCATGCTCTGGGGCGGCGAGCCGATGCTCTACTGGAAGGCCATCCGGGCGATGCATTCCAGGCTCACCGAGCTCGGCATCCGGGCGGCTGACGGCAAATGCATCGTGACGACGAATGGCCGTCGCATTTCGGACGATTACATTGAGTATGCCAACATCCATCCGGATATTTGGACGACGGTCAGCTGCCACGGTGGCGGGTTCACCGGCGCGCAGCTTGACGCGATCTACCGGCTCAAAAGGTTTTCACTCTCCGAGCTGATCACCCACCAGAGAACGGATCTTTGGGAGATCAGGGATTGGTTTTGGAGGCTGAAAGACCGCTACGGCGGGACGCCGAGGCTCTGCGCCCATTTCATAAGGGCGAACGACAGCTGCGGATCAGAGTGCTACCTCACGCGGGAAGACGTAGACGCCTTCTACAACCATATGGCGCGTGAGGTGATCCCAATGGCCCGTTACGGCGACCCGTGGGCGTTGTGGCAATGCTCGCAGCAGATTTACGAGATCGACCGCTACAGGAGACAGCCCAGGGGACCAATGTGTGTGCGCCCGGACAGGCTCTCGATCGATATGCACGGGAACATCTATGAGTGCCACCACGATTTCTCCTCGGGGAACGTGACTGGAAACATCTTCTCAAGACGAAAGACGATCCCGATTCGGCCTGAGGGGAAAGCCCCTGGGCGACGATTCTGGAACACGAAAGAATGCCAGTCCTGTCCGGTGGAGATTCAAAGCTTTTGCCGCGGGGGCTGCTACCTGTCCAACACCCACAGCGTTGACTGCTACTTGTCACACAAGCGGTTTGCTCTGTACAAACAAATGAAGGAAATCTTTCGATGAAGCTTCGGCTCAACTGCAAAACCCATGATGGACGGAAGGTTTCATGGGTCTACGACAACTCGACAAACGAACTCTGGGACGAAAAGAACGAGCCGGTTGATCTGAAAAAAGACGACCGGCTCAAAATTTTTTCGAAGATGCATCTCGGGAAGGCTGTCTTTTCGACCGCAAAGCAGAAAAAGATGTCCGACCTTCGTATCCAGCTCGGGCTCAAGTGCAACATGCACTGCAGGTACTGCGCTCAGAGCGTCGACCGGGATGACGAAAAGCTGGTGTCGAATGCCCGCGACGTGCCGAACCTGCTGGCGGCACTCAAGGCCGGCGGGATCGACTGCAACGGCGGCGTGATCGAGTTCTGGGGCGGGGAGCCGTTTGTGTACTGGAAGACGCTGCTCGTCCTGATCCCCGCGCTTCGGGAAATGTATCCCAAAGCGAGCTTTGCCATGATCACGAATGGGACGCTCCTTACCGAAGACAAGATCGATTTCTGCGAGAAGTATGGGGTCAGCCTGACGTTCAGCCATGACGGTCAGGGCTACAGGCTGAGAGGAAAGGATCCCCTGGACGATCCAAAGATGGTTGATCTCTGGAGGCTGGCTTTCTCCCGGCTTCATTGCTCGGTAAACTGCGTGCTTTCTCCGGCCAACACTGACATTGACGCGATCGCTGATTACATCAAAGCCAAACTGGGCGATGTTCATCTGAACTTCGAAGGCATCATGACGCACGTGGGGGTAACCGACCATGAGCTGATGTTCTCGGATGCACAGCTGCTTGCCCTCCAGAAGAACATTTTCCAGGCGTTGACCCGGGAGGGATGGGACAAGTTTCCTGCCCTGACAGGAGAATGCACGCAGCTTCTGAAGGCTCTCGTGCATCGCAAGCACATCAATCCGATGGCGGTGAAGTGCTGCATGAGTCGTCCGGACAACGCCGCCGTCAACCTCAAAGGCGACCTGCTTTCCTGCCACGACCACAGCGAACCAAAGTACTTCATCGGCCGAATCGATTTCCCGGAGAAGGCTGATCTTTCGAAGCACTTCAAGCCGTGGAGCGAGCGTCCCGAATGCCGGAAATGCCTTGTGCTTTCCATGTGCCGCGGCGCCTGCCCGCAGATCGAGGGTGTGGCAAGGACGCTCACATGTAAAAACGAGTTTGCCTACAAGTTTTCTGTCTTCCAGGCGGTGTTTTGGCTGCTGTTCGGCCTGACGCTCGAGTCCTATGCGCCGGAGGGCTGATCATGTGTTCATCATCGAGTTTTTTTGAAAAGACCGCTGCCCGCGTTGGCGGTTTTTTTGGCACCCCGACATGGGCCAAAGGGGCGCTTCCTTTAGGAGTGGCGGGGATGGATTTTGCGGGACTGACGCTTAGTGAACTGGTGCAGATAGCGACGCTGACATACACCGCCCTCATGATCCTCGGAGCGATTCCGAAGGCGATGGACGGCGTGAAGGCTCTGATGGATCGTTTCCGGTCGAGGCGAAAATGAACAGGAACCAAATTGGAGCTATGGCTGTTTCAGCCGCGACCCTCGTAGCTATTGCTGGTTACGAGGGTTACTCGTCTGTGGCCTATGTGCCTGTGGCGGGCGATGTTCCTACGATTGGATGGGGGACGACCACGGGGGTGAAGAAGGGCGACACGATTCAGCCCACCCAGGCGTTGCAGAGGCTCTACCGGGATGCGGAAACGGCGAAGGCGGGCATCAGCAAGTGCATTAAGGTCCCGCTTTCACAGGGAGAGTTGGATGCGTACCTTTCCCTCGCCTACAACATCGGGGCCGGAGCGTTTTGCTCGTCCACGCTCGTGAAGAAGTTGAACCGGGGGGACTACGCAGGAGCGTGCAACGAGATTAAACGCTGGTGCTACTTCAAAGGCAAAAGGTTGCCCGGACTGGCCAAGAGACGAGAACAGGAATACCAAACTTGCATGAAAACAGCCAAATAAAAAGAAAGCCCCATTCGCGTGGGGCTGTATGTTGCTGCCTTAAGAGGCGGTTATTGAAACATCGCAACCGCAAACTTTAAGCGCTTTATAAAGAGAATCGAACCTTGTTCCCTCCCGGTATACATCAAGCAGTGCGTTTATCGCCTGCGAAGACATTCCGAGGAGGCGCCCAAGATCCGAAGGCCGGAGATTCTTGACCGTCATCGCGTTTCGGAGAATGAACTTTAAAGCGATGGTCGGTGAAATTTCGAGGGTCTTTTCACCGGCTTGAGGCGCGGAAGCCTTGGGGATGATCTCGTGCCTTTTCGGAAGAACCATCCCACTCAAAATAAGCCAGTCCAAAGCGACTCGATCGATTGATTTTGCATCATCAGCTTGAGTGACTCCGTCGAAATCTCTGAAGTAAGCCGTCACAGTTCCATCGTCAGCGGTTTCGTACCGGACGGGATAAGCGAGAAAGTCTTTTAGTTTGTAAGTAGTCATCACAATCATTGAATGATTTCGGCCCATCAGGCCCCCGGGCTTGTACCCGGGGGAGTTGCTACAGCTTTATGTCGAGGTCCTTGAGGATTTTCTTCAGGGTTCCGGTTTTGATTTCCTTTGCGTGTCGTGGAACTCGTGTAACTAGGTTTCCGTTCCTTGACCACACATCGTGTTCTTTTCCGTGTCCCTCAAGTTTTGCTCCTTTTGACCTTAACAGCCTGAGAAGCTCTGAAAGTTTCATTCAATCTCCTATTCATCAAAGATAGGACAATTATACAACAAAGTATGTAATATAGCAAATATAAGTGATTATAAAATGAATAAAACGCTTGCAGTTTCGGTTGCTGTGATCATCGTTGCCGTCGGTATTTTCTTCATTGGCTATCAATATGGTCATCAGCAAACTGCGGCCAAATACGAAACCCAGATCGCCAAGGACAAGGCCGAGCAGTCTGAGGCCGCGAAGGCGCTCGAAGCGAAGTACAGGGAAAAAGAAAATGAAAGCGCAAAGAAAGTCGCCTCAGCGCTGGCTGAGCGAGATAAAGCCTTATCTAACGCTGCTGCTCTGCGGGCTGATGCTCAGCGGGTGCGCCTCCAGTCCGCCAGTCTCGCCAAGCAATTGTCCAGAGCCGCCGGCCAGCACACCTCTTCCGGAAACCGTGACAGCGAGCGACTCGGAAAATGTGAAGAGCTACTCTCAGAAAGTGCGGATCTTCTCGGGAAAGGTGCAGACTTGGCAGGCGAAGGCGCAGAATTATCTGCAAAGCTCTCAGCAGATAAAGAAGTGATAAAGTCTGCCGAGTAAACTTTTCGGGCGCCCGTCCTACGGCATAAAAGACCCTCGCGCTGTGGCGGGGGTCTGAGGGCTTAGGCGGATAGGGTCATTCTTCCACCAGAAGCGGAAACCGCAGAAGCCATAGTATCGATTTTTGTTTTGTACCTAGGGCTGGTGATGCGCGCAACTTCCGAGGTCGGGATGCCCAGCGCTAGCCGGAAGCAATCTGGATCAGGATAGAATAGATACAGAAATGGCCCTGTCTCACCTTACGCGGAAAGAGAAGAATGCACTGGTGGACGCTCAGAAGAAGCGTGACAAAACTGCTATGATAAATATTTTTACGGTCGGATTAACGAGAGGGCAGCAGGCGTATAAACTCGGGCTCCCGTAAACAAAAAAGAGTCCCGGCCGAATTCCATTTTTACGGCAGTTAACGGGCCCGGCAACACAACTATATTGAAAAAGTTCATAAAAAGGTGTCTCAGCGGGGGCACCATTTTTTTTATCGGTGAATTATCAAATCAAGTGCAAAGTTACTGAATAAAAGACTTCAGCCGGACA